TTCCATCAATTCCAGCTCCACATATTAGAATTTTAGGAAATGTTGCAGTAAGAAAAATAGAAGAGTTAAAAAGAGAGTTAGGAGATAATTATTCAAGTGTTGATGAGCCACTTATAGTTATGTATGCGAAAAATTATGAAAGATACTTAGAGTTAGAAACAACTTTACAAGAGGTTGGAGTTTTGGCATATAGCACTAAAACTGGGTCGGAATATATGTCTCCTACTTTTACAGCTTCATTAGCAGTACAAAAGAACTTAGTAACTATAGCAAATCAACTTGGTCTTTCAATTGCTTCAAGAAAAAAATTAGGTCTTAGATTTGACATACCAGGGCAAGAGCAAGGATCGCTTTTTGATTTTGCTAAAGAGTTTTCAAATGATGGTGAACTTGATGATATTTAATGGAAAAGAGTTAAAACCATACTATGAAAAAACTTTTGAAAGGCATAGAAAAGATTTATTAGCAGTTGAAAATGGCACAAAACAAAATCTTAGGTTTAATAAAAAACTTGGACTTGCTTACATAAAAATAATTGAAGATTTAAAGCACTATAAGGGCGAATTAGCAGGTCAAAATATAAAGCTAGAAGTTTGGCAAAAGAAAATGATTTGTATAGCTTTTGGATGGCAAAAACTAAATTCAAAAGGTAAATGGGTTAGAAGATTTAACACTATTTTTATTTTTATTCCTAGAAAAAATGGTAAAACTCTTTTGGTATCAGCTCTTGGTATAGCTGATAGTATTATTCTTGGTGAATATGGTGGTGAAGTTGTTGTATTTGCTACAAAAAAGCAACAAGCAAGATTAGCTTGGCACGGTGTAGAAGAGATGATAAAAGCACACAAAGAACTTAAAGAACATAGCAAAAACTCTTACGGTGTAATAACTCTAACAAAAAATAGTACAACATTTTCAACACTTGGAAGAGATAGTGATACAGAAGATGGATTAAATGTTTCTCTTGGTATAGCAGATGAGTATCATGCACATCCTGACAACTCACTTTATGATGTAGTAGAAAGCTCACAAGGGGCAAGAGTTCAACCTTGTATGATGAGTATTACAACTGCTGGATTTAATCTTTCAAGCCCAGCTTATAATATGTATGAATATGCAAAAAATGTTTTAGAAGAGAGAATAGAAGATGATAACTTTTTTGCTTTTATTGCAGAACCTGACAAAGATGATGATCTGTTTTGTGAAGAAACTTGGATAAAAGCAAATCCAAACTATGGAATAAGTGTATCAAAAGATTATATGGAGCGAAAATCAAAAGAGGCATACGAGCGACCTGAAACAAAAAACAATTTTCTAGTAAAAAATTTAAACACTTGGACCAATGCGAGTGAAGAATTTATCTCTTATGATTCTTGGAAAGATTGTGGTGGTATATTAGCAGATGATACAAATGTAAAATGTGTCATTGGATTTGACTTATCTGTAGCTGATGATTTTAGCTCACTTGCTAAAGTTTACAAAATAGGGAATATGTATTATTTAAAAGTAAAGCACTATATACCTGCAAAAAATGTTTTTGAAAGAGAACGAACCCTAAAAGTACCTCTTAGTTCATGGGTAGAGCAAGGATGGATAACTGCTACTCATGGTAGTGCTATAGATTATGATTTTATTTATGCTGACATAGAAAAAGATTTACCAAATGCTGATGCTGTTTGCTATGACCCATATAAGGCAAAGCATATTATCAAAAGACTTGAAGATAATAACTACGATGATGCTATACCAATTAGGCAAGGCTTTTTATCTCTTTCATCACCTACAAAGTTTTTAAGTGATTTGGTAAAAGATAGAAATATTACACACGAAAACGACCCTGTTTTAAACTGGATGATAAGCAATCTTACAGTTTTAACAGATGCTAGTGGTAACATAAAGCCAGATAAGAGCGATTTTAATAAAAAGATAGATGGTGTAGCTGCAGCGATAAATGCTTTGTCTTATTATGAATCATCTACTGAAAAAACATCAGTGTATGAAGTTAGGGGATTGAGGAGTTTATAGCGGTATCGATTTAAAATCGAGACCTATTTTATTTATTCTTGTGATTTTGATTCCAATATCTTTTTAATTCTATCAATATCAGGATTTACTTCACTTACATCTTTTAGGGAGAAGTATGTATAAATTTTTATTCTCCAATCATTTGGATTTGTTTTTTTCCATTGTTTAATTGTTTGGGTTGGTATATTAAACAGCTCACTAAATTCAACATCTTTCATTAATTATCCTTGTTTATTTGTATTTTACACATAAAAGTATTTATTTAGACTTAAAAGTCTTGACATTGGTTAAAATAAATTATATACTTTCAGTATGTATTTAGACTTATAAAGTCTTTATAAGAAAAAAAGGAGAAAAAATGTCAATCAGAGTAATTTCAAAAAGTGGGAAAAGTAAGGTTTTGAGTGTAGATAGTTATGCTCTTATAGCAAAAATAGCATATAGATTTCATAGATGGGAGTATGTAAGATGAATAATCAAATCCAAATAACAAAAGATATCATAGGTGATGAGATAGTAAATAGTGTAAACGCTAGAGAATTACACTGTAATCTTGGGATAAAAAAACAATTTTCAGACTGGATAAAATCTCAAATAAATACACTTGGACTTGAAGAAAATATAGATTTTATTACCGTACACTTTCAGGGGTATGGTGGAAAATTTGGAGGTGTTGACTATATTATCACACTTGATACAGCAAAACATATTTCTATGGCTTCAAGAACTGAAAAAGGTAAAGAGACACGAAAGTATTTTATTGATGTTGAGAAAAGATTTACAAAATCTCAACAAAAAGAGATAAAAGAGATAAAACAATCAAACGCAGGAAGAATTGCAGGTCTTACAAATGGAATAGCAAAACAAAAGATAGCTATAGCAAAACTAAAAGATGAGTTAGCAAGGGAAAAAGAAAAAAGAGTACAAGCACCTTTATTTATTGAACATAAAAGTTTTGATGATAATCTTCAAACTCTTATCGATGATACACTCAAAGAGTTAAATAGTGAAAGAACACCTTGGAGTTTTTTACAAAATAGAGCAAATTACTTTGCAAAATATGTAAATTACATCAAAAATAATGGAACAGACGACCAAAAATACAAAATAAGTGAGATTGAAAGATATAAAACAGAGTCAATCAAGGCTCAGAAAGAGTTAGTTATCGTAGAGCAAAAGCTAGAAAATCTAAAAAAAGTAGTTGATGACTATACAAATATCTCAAATATGCTACTAAAAGCTAGATATGTAAGCTGATATTTACGGGCTTTGTACCATTTTCCTGAGATTAGGAAGATGGTATTTTATAAATTTCCAAATTCTTTTCCAAAACTTTCCAATGCGAACATCTGTTCGCATCGTTTTTATATGATTGCACTATGAAAAGTATAAAAACATTAATAAAAAACTTATTTAATCCACAAAATAGCGACAATACATATTCGACTACGGATAGATTTTTTAGTTTTTTAAATACCAATACTATCACTTCAAGAAATGCACAACAAATAGCAGATGTATTTGGTTGTGTAAACATAAAAGCAAATGCTTTAGCAGTTATGCCACTTAAACTTTATAGAAAAACACAAAATGGAAAAGTTGATGCAATAGACAATACACTTTACAATCTTTTAAAATATGAGCCAAATCCAAATTTAACTGCTTATGAGTGGAAAAAAATGATTTCACAAGATTTAGATTTAAGAGGAAATCACTTTGTACAAATCATAAAAGACAATCTTTTAAATGTTGTAGCACTATATCCGCTTCAAGCTGACCTTATGACTGTTGAATTTGTAAAAGTTGGTGATAGCATAGAAAAACTTTTCAAATATAATAACCAAATAGTACCAGCTAATAGAATTTTACATTTTATGGATATTCCAGACCATCAAGGACTAAAAGGAATTTCAAGAATTGAGTACAACAGACAAACACTTGATTTTTCAAACAATGCCTCTTCTTTTGGAAATAGGCTATTTAAAAATAGTGCTACTCCAAGTGGAGCATTTGAACATAGTACAAGCTTAAGTGATGAAGCATATAAAAGACTAAAAGAAAGTTTAGAAAATCAATACAGTGGATTAGAAAATAGCGGAAAGCCACTACTTTTAGAGGATGGTTTAAAATTTACACCAATAAGTATTACAAGTAGTGATGCTCAATGGCTAGAATCAAGAAAATACAACCGTGAAAATATAGCTACAATATTTGGAGTACCTAGCTCTATGCTAAACGATACTGCAAATACTGCTTATTCAAATTTGGAACAAAAGTATTTAGAGTTTCAAACAAACACTATTTTACCTATAACTATAGCAGTTGAAGAAAAATTAAGACAAAAATTACTCTCAAAATCTGAAAAACAATATCTTATTATCAAATTTGTATTTAACTCACTTATGAGAGCTGATGCTAAATCAAGAGCAGAATTTTATAGAACGATGTTTAATATCGCTAGTTTATCACCTAACGAAATAAGAGAGTTTGAAGATATGAACTCTTATACAGGTGGTGAACAATACTTTATGCAAACAGCAAACAGTACGGTTGAAAAAATAGTAAAGATAGAGGAAGTAAAATGAATGAAATAATAATTGATGGAGAGATAGGAAATTGGGGAGTGACTGCTGATGATGTTATTTATCAATTAAGCAAAATGAATGGTGATGTAACTGTAAAAATAAATAGTGCAGGTGGTAGTGTATTTGAGGGTATCACTATCTTTAATGCAATAAACACATACAGTAAAGGGAAAATTGAAGTTATCATCACTGGATTAGCAGCAAGTATCGCTTCGTATATAGCACTTGCTGGTGATACTGTTAAGGCTTATGATAATGCAACTTATATGATTCACAATGCTTGGACTTTTACCTATGGTGACCATAGAGAATTAAGAAAAACAGCTGATATTTTAGAGGGACTAACTTCTCTTTTGACAAAAAAATATGTCTCAAAAACAGGAAAAACAATTGAAGATATAACTATTCTCTTGGATAATGAGTCATATTTCTTTGGAAGTGAAATTCTCGAAGCTGGATTTGTTGATGAGATTATATCTACTGAAAAAGACACTACAAAACCTGAAGCTTTAGCACTATCACAAGAAAATTTTAAAGCTTGTTGTAAAAATGCTAGTAACAATTTTACAAGCGATGAGTTCGTGCAAGCAGTTGCAAAACTCACTAAAGATGGTGTTTTAGTTTTGGACGAAAAGATTAAGGTGGTTGAAACAACAGAAGAGCCAAAAGCAACTGTTGATGATACTAAACAAAAACAAAGAGAAAGAGAATTACAAATTTTACAAAGGGAGATTCAAATATGAAAAATAGAGATCAATTAATTGAAGCAAGAGCTGAAAAATTAAAAGAGATGAAAGCATTAAATGCTTCAAATCCACAAATGAGTGAAGATGTTGAAAAACAATACAATTCTTTAGATAAAGAATTTAAAAATTTATCAAGAGAAATTGAGTTGTTAGATGTTGAAAACAGTTTAAAAGGTACAACTGATACTGTTTTTGCTGTTGCTGATAATAAGTTAGCTACTGCTGAATACAGAAATGGTTTTGATAAATATATAGCTGGTGCTGATTTATCAGATTTTAAAGCGGCTATGACAGTTGGTACAAGTGCTGATGGTGGTTATGTTGTTCCTCAAACTTATCAAGAAACAGTTTTGGAAAAACTAAATACTTTATCTTCAACTAGAAGTATCTCAAATGTATTGGCTACAACTTCTACAAAAAATATTCCTGTTGAGGGTGATGCTCCTACATTTGCATGGATCGAAGAAACAGGTGCTTATGGTGAAACAAAATCAACATTTGCAAACCAACAATTAAAAGCATGGAAACTTGGTGGGATTATTAAAGTATCTGATGAATTACTAAAAGATACAATGATTCAATTTGAAGCATATATGGCAAATCAAATTGCTAAAGGTATTGATAAAGCAGAAGCTCCAGCATTTTGTACAGGTGATGGGACAAATAAACCAACAGGATATGTTACAGGTTTAACTGCAACTGCTGATACTACAACTGCTGCAACAAGTGCTATTACAGGTGCTGAAATGGCAAAGATATACTATGCACTTCCTGAGGCATACAGAACTAGAGCTACTTGGAGAATGAACACTAAAACTCTTCAAGCAATTAGAGAGCTTAACGATGGAAATGGTGTTTATTTTTACAAAGATGAAATTAAAAATGGAACTATAGAGGGAAGACCTTTCAAAATTGATGAAAACTTACCAAATATGGCAACTGGTGCTAAATTCTTAGTATTTGGTGACTTTAGTTTCTATCAAATCGCAGATAGAGGTGATATGGAAATCGCAAGACTAAATGAAACTTATGCAGCTAATGGACTTGTTGGATTTAGAGTAACTGTTAGGGTTGATGCAAAAAGAATGTTAGATGAGGCTTTTGTCGTAGCACAAAATGCTTAGTAAATAAGGGGATATTATGAAAGTA